ATGCGGGCAACGTGCGCAAAGTATATGTAGGGGCTGGTTGCCCGCCAAGCGCCAAAGCGCCATAACGTGTAAAGCTACGGTTAATATTGGGTTAATAATTGTTACGATCCTGGGGCAAATTTCGCCAAGTACAGCCCGCTGGCTAAAGTATCGACTTTGAAAATTATAGATACGATTTCCCCGATAATATACCCTAGTATAGTACACCTAAACAGTAAACGACCGGCTTTCAGAGACCCCTTTTAGAAGTTACCCCCAGCCCCCCAGCCCCAAGTGTTTTTCGAATAGTTTTAAAATCGACCCCTATAAGGGACCAAATATAAAACTTATCGAAAAAGACTAGGGGCTTGGGGGCTGGGGGTAGGTTCGTCACCAAAAAGAAAACCTCCGTCCGGTGTTGTCCGTTATTTCCCAACAATCTTTTACTTTTTTGTTTACAATTCAAAGAAATTCTGCTATACTAGGCTACAGGAAGGAGGATACCTACGTATGGCTAATAAACTCATTCCGGTAAATGACCCCGAAAGTGCAGTTCCAACCCCCTTTTTAAAGACCGTTCTTCCCCCGTCCGCTAACGATTCGATCGAGGATGACGAAGAAGATACCCCCAACAATCTGCCTGCCTATAGGATGGGTCATGATTTGATGACGGGTATTCTTCCGGAGCAGGAAGAATACTGCATGGAGCTGATTTGCCGGGACTGGACTGCCCGGATGATTGTGCAAGCCCTGGAAACCCGACATGGGATTCCGTATAAAGA